CTAGGGGTGAAATTGTCCCTCAAATTGATCCAGCAGCGATTGAAGCGGCTATTGCACAACAAATTGGTGAAATATTAGCTGAAGTCATGCCATCTCTACAACCACAACAACAAGTTGACCCACTTGTGCAGATCAGACAACAAGAATTAGAGAATGACACTGCTGAAATACAAAGAAAAGTGGCAAATGATCAAATGAACTTCCAGATTGATCAAGCAAAATTAAAACAAGCGTTTGAGTTGGCACAACAGAGGTCAGGTTTACAAGAAAAAATAGCAGAAGATAGAAATGATGTTAATATTTACAGAATTAACACTCAAGCAGCTCTAAGGAAGTAAAAAATGGATCCAGCAACCATTGGAGTCGCTATAACGGCAGCAAATACGGCATTTAATGCAATTAAACGCGGTTTTCAAGCAGGTCGTGAAATAGAGTCAATGGGCAAAGACTTGGGACGTTGGATGTCTGCATTGAGTGATATTGATAATGCAGAGAAATCTGCAAAAAATGCATCACCTTTAGTTAAATTGTTTAAGGGGAATGAAATAGAAGCAAGTGCGATAGAAGCTTTTACTGCAAAAAAGAAACTTGAGGCTCAACGTCAAGAGCTAAAGACTTTTATAAATTTTCATTATGGAACTAATTCTTGGAATGAGATTTTACAGATGGAAGCTGAAATTAGAAAACAAAGAAGAGACGAAGTGTATGCTAGACAAGAACTAATACGCAAAATCTGGGAATACATTGGTTGGTTTATTTTGTTATGCACAGTCATAGGTTTTCTATTTTTTCTTGCATGGATGTATAAACAGAAGAGAGGTTAACATGGATGGTAGTGTAATTTTGGACGCATGGAATGATTTGTCCTATTTTGAGGGAATATTATTTACAATTTGGTTGTTTATCTTATATTATGGTAAATGTTGGATAGATGAAAGGTTTAAAAAATGATAAAATGGTTATTTAACATGTTAAATAGAAATGGAAGAGTTGGTATTAGTTCTGCCAGAGAATTATCAAGACATAGACTTCATACAACAAAGTATGAAGATCTTTGTATGTAGGAGGACGGAGTGCTTCAAGCGTTAATAGGACCTATAGCTAGTTTAGCTGGAACTTGGTTTGAAAACAAAGTCGAGAAGACAAAAGCAGAAGGACAAGCTAAAATTGCAGAGGCTCGTGCTCGTGCAACTGTTGCAGAAAAGGTTGCAGCAGGTGAGGTTGCATGGGAGGGTAAGATGGCAGATGCTACAGTGGATAGCTGGAAGGACGAGTTCGCCTTAGTAGTCCTTTTGGCCCCTGCGATTTTAGTATTCATCCCTGGGATGAAAGAGTATGTTAAAGAGGGATTTGATATATTGGCAACTTTGCCAGAGTGGTATCAGTACCTCTTATATATTGCAATTAGTGCGAGTTTTGGAATCAAGGGAGTTGGACAAGCTGCAAAGATGTTCAAGAAAAAATAATGAATACAAATAAATGTCCAGAGTGTGGATTTGAATTACCAGAAGGAGACTTTTGCCCAGAGTGTAGGGTAAGAAGAAAAAAGATTTGTGCAAGATTTATTTAGACATTTAAGGATACATACAATGACTAAAAAAAATAAAATTAAAAAAGTTATGAAAGGCTTACAAAAAGCTAGTAAGACACATGCGGCACAAGCTAAAACTTTAAAAAGTGTTTTGAAAAATGGCAAAAAGAAAAGATCCTAAAGTTGGCACAGGAAAGAAACCAAAAGGTTCTGGACGAAGATTATACACGGATGAGAATCCAAAAGACACCGTTAGGATCAAGTTTGCCACAGAGGCAGACGCAAGAGCAACAGTTGCGAAGGTTAAAAGAATCAATAAACCATATGCGA